GCTCTTGGGTGCGGAAGTCATTGACTGAGGTAACACTTGTTACTTTGCGCCATGATTGTAAATCTGTCATGCCCGCATAAATGGCTTGCATGCGGCGTGTAATACTATTGCCTAGCGCATTTGTGAATGAGCCTGAAGTGAGTGACTCGCGGAAATCTACGCCTAATGATTCACGTAAACGGCCTTGATCAACATCCTCCAAACGGCCTGTGACGCGTTTATCACCTGTCATTTCAATGTAGCACTCTTTGAAAGAGCGTGTGTTACGGTGATTTTTATGTGCTGGATCAAAGAAGGCGTCTAGCATATCTGCCATTTGCACAGAGCGGTCTTCAACCTGTGCGCCTGCGCCAAAGTTAATCACTGGCTTGCCTGACTCAGTAAACTTGCCTAAATATGTACGTTCAGCTTCAATCGCTGTGGTGACGTCAGCTTCAGTAAAACGCTCACGGCCATCAAAGTCAGCTTGTAATTTGTCTTTAGCTGCTTGTGGCAATGTGCTGGTAGCAATCGTAGTGCGTGCTGCAAAACGCGCTTCAAACATACGCATTTTTTCATCTGCATCACCAGCTGCAGGTGCAGTCACTGGCTCTTTAATTGCTTCACGATAAGCAGCTTCTAACTGGTCATCTGTGATTGTTTCTGGGTTAATTAAAGCATACGCGGCTGGCGTCTTTGCTTTAATCGCTTCTAACATGCGGGTTTTCATTGGATCGGTCTCCTGATTATGGGATTGGTTTTGTTGCTGGGTTTCTTGGTGGTCTGCTACTGATTCAACCATGCGAATTAGTTGACCACCTGCGCCTGGCTCAACAATTAAATCGACAGATAAAACTTTGGTGAATTTGACTGCTTCGCGCACATTGATATTGCCGCGCTTCACATTTTTGGCTTTGGCATTAGCATCAATGCTGAAGCCGAATAAATCTTTCATACCACGCGCATAGGCCTCGCGTACCTTAGTGGCGGTAACACCGTCAGGCTCAATGAATTCAAACGTGGCAACAATGTCACCAGAATCAGTCACCTTACCTTCGATAAACTTAGGGGAAACTAGACGGCCAATCAGATTCTTGACGTCTTTGCCTTTGCCAGCGACATGCTCATCGTCTGACTTTTCAAATACCCTGGCACCTTCAAACAATGGCACAGCCTCACGTAAAACAGCATCTGGGTAAAAGTTGTTATTGCCACTTAAGCCAGCTTTGATCACGCGAATTAACCACTTGCCAGTGCTTACATCGCCTTCGGCTTCAATAAAGACTTGGTCGCCAGTAATGGCGGCCTCAGTTAAGGCCTCTTTCAAAGCAACATAATCTGTTTTAACTTCAAGCGGCTCACCTAATACCACGGTGTTATCAGCTGTAATTGTGTAAGTGAATTTGTAGAGATGGCCTTTGTCAGTGTTGACGACTACGTTGTCAGGATAAACCGCTTCAAGGTTTACCCAGCGCCCTGGCTCAGTAGGGTAAAAGCGTGAGTTCAGTACGCCGCGCAGCAGTTCAATCACAGCGCGGTATTCACTCACGGCTTCACGCAACAACACGTCACCAGTTAAACCTTGTTTTGGGATTTTATTCATGATGGCGAGTTACTTATCGCCTGTGAATTTTTGACCATCTTTAGTGACTACAACAACATAATCACCGTAGTCTTTGAAGTCTAAAACTTCATTTGCTTCAATCGCCACTTTTTTAGTGGTTGGCTTGCCGCCTTCTTTGTCGGCTGGAACAACCACTTCACGCTTAACGAGTTTTGCAGCATCCGCTGCGGTAAGATTTTTTACTTCACCAGTCATAATTACTAGCTCCTGAAAATGATTAAACTTAATTAAGTTGAATAAGTCAGGTGCAAGAATAGCTAGATGTGACAAGCGTTTCTTTTAACGCGTGTTAAAACTTTTATGGATATGAGTGGCTAGGTTTAATACATATAGACATGTATTTTGTTACACGATTCTGTAACCTAATGAGTGCTAGATTGTACTTTTAACTGTTGAAATATATCCTGAAGGCGTGATCGGCTGGCTAAAATCAACTTTAGGAATTGATGCACAGCCACAGTTAATTGTTTCTGAAGCTGGTGCTGCAGGATCATGTGGATACATCATGCGAATCGCATTGCCGCCTTTGCTGGCAGGTATTAAAAATGGTTCATTGACTGGCACAGTTTGACCATGCGCAATATTATGGTTTAAACGCGGGTGTAGCTTGCCACTTCTCAACCATTGTTTTTGCAATGGTAACCCTGCTTTACTGGCTTGCTGCATACGGTCATGACTTGCTTTTGAAAACACTCTGCCAAGCTCAGTACGTACAATCGTAGTAGCACGTTTTTTTGATGGATCACCCAGAATGTCTTTTACGCGACTGATTGCATCACCAGGTGATTGTGCGCCGATGATAACCAATCCCAGCTCACTATTGATTTTATTAGCGCCTTGCACGCCAATATCTTTAATGCGATCAGTCATGAAAGCGCGCATGGCATTAAGTTGGCCAGCGTCCAAATGTGGCAGGGCAGCCACAATGCTTGCTGCAGCTAGAGGCTTATCCATTAAATCTAAACCAGCTTGCCAGCTTTCACCTGCAGCGCTACCAATAGCGTTGGCACCTGCTTCGCCAAATTCTTTAAGCATGCGGTTAATTTCAAACTGCAAATCAGGTAATGACCAACGTTGGTAATCAGTCGGTTGATTCTGCAGAGTGACAATAATCTGCGCCTGGGCGACTTTAAGTAAGCGCACAATTTCATCGCGCGTATTAGCTTGGATACGTGTTTTGCCCTTTAATACTGCTTTTACTTCCTGATCAAATGCTTTCTTTTTTTCTTGCTGATTCATGACTACTCAGCTTCGGTGACTGGTTCGGTAAATGTGTCTTCGGATTCGGTTTTAGCCGCTGCGTCTTTAGCATTTTTTAATTCTTCAGCTGCATCAATCTCAATACCTAATCTACCTGAAATTGCATTGATTAATTTAATAGCAGTCTCTTCTGTGATTAAGCCTTTTTCAACACCAATAGCAGCGCCAACAACTATCTGTTGAAACGCAGCTGCATACTTGCTGGTGTCTTTGGCTGTCATCTCTGGGAATATCGCCTCGACTTCAAAAGCTTCATCTTCCAAGTCTGGTTCAGCACCTCCTTTTGCTAAAGAGGCTTGGCGCAGCACATAAATGCCGATGCTTTCTAAAATGTGTTTGATCGTTTTTTGACGCATTGCAAACATTTTGAAGGTAGGCTCGCCCATTTCGGCACCCACTGCACGGTTCACGTTTCCACCGCCACCAAACCAATGTTCTGCTATTGTGGCGCCGCCTAATACATGGTTGCGGAATAAACTAGCGCTGGCGCTAGAGTCATGCGCGTTAAGCTGCGGCGTGACTGCTGTCCAAATTTCAGAATCGTTATGCACGCGCGTTGAACCAGGCGCGGGTGGACTGATACCTTTAGCACGTATTTTAACCTCTTCAGGCGTAGCGCCTTTCAGTTCAACATCCCAAATAAATGCGCGTAAAAACTGCGCACGATCCAACTCACCAAATAGAAACTGATCATAACCATCTAGCCAGTCAGCTTGTGCCAGCAAATCAGAACGGCCACGTTTGCCGTTACTCAAATCGTTAATGGTGAAATAGAATGCTTCGCCATCTGTGAAGGTTGTACGAATCTCTTGTGTACGTTGCGTGAAAACATTCTCGCTGCCGTTCACTATGATTTTATAACGCCTTGCAATACCCTTGCTATCCTTGCAAGTCACAATACCAATCGGTTGCTCTGAATTATCAGGATCAGTCACTACAGTTTCAATCAAGGCAGGGTCAAGATACCCAAGGCGTACATGGCCTGTGACTTTATTTATAAATGTCGGATAGCACTGCTCACCAAATAAAGCCAACTCACGCGCCTTTTTAGTGAGTTTCATATCCATCTGGTTAATCGGGTCACGCCAGAAGCGTTTTAAAATAGCCTGGTTATCATCATCATCGCAATGTAGCTTAACGCCTTCACCCAAAATGTAACCAAGCGGCAATTCAATTAAACGGTTCGCTAGTAGATTCACCTCCCACAAATACAAAGCAGTTTCACGCATGCGCTTTTGAGTAATCGGCGTGAGGTCTCGTTTGGTATCGCCCGTGAGTGGCCGCCAGTTTTCTTCATCTGCATCTATCGTGGTACCGTAAGCTTCGCGCATGGCCGTTTCGTTCACCACACCAGCTACTTCAGGTGCAACTCCTGTCAACTTATTCCAAATCTCTGTAATTCTCATGTTCGGTTCCTATTTCAATGGCTTTAAAAACGCTTTATAAAACTTTATACGGCGTTTTAATGGTTACGTTGCGGTCATTAGTCGTACTTGGTTTAGATAATCGCTTCTAGCGCGTTCTTGTGCGTGCAAACATATTGCCGTGCTGCCTGCCTTGCATTCTGGTTGGCGTATAAATTTCCATATCTGCCTCAGTTGTTTCACCAGCTGAAGGCTGATGCATCTCTTCAGCTGCATGCTCTGCCAGCGCATGCGCCCAAAACTCATCGGCATGGCCAACTTCTGTGCGGTCTGCATCAAAGCGTGGATTGCCTGCGATTGTGGTGAGCTTGCGCACTGCATGGTGGCTTTCACGAATTGCTTTATCTATTGGCAGGCGTGTTTTCTTATCTTCAAATACTTGCTTGATCACTGTGGCCAGATGTTGCTTGACTGGTGCCGTGAAGATAATGCCTTCCACTTTGTAATTACCATGCCGCGCTTTAGCATCTTCTACTGGTTTTTCACCGATACCCGTCTGATCCATACAGCAACGGCGTATTTTGTAGTAATCAAATACGCGGTCTAACTCTGCGTCTTGCTCAGCAAAGCTAGCGTTTTTAAGTTTAATGACTTCACGTGTCCAGTAAACGTCACCGACTTTTTCATTCACCCAAATCACAAACAAGTCATGACGGCGACCAATATCCACCCCAATGTAGCAATCGCCACCTTGGTAAAGCTCTGGCTTGCCAGCATCTTCATGCTCGGCACTGGTGATTAAATCCCATGTGAGCCATGCGCTTGCCTCATCCACAGGCACGCACATATACTCTTGCTGAAAGGTTTCTTCATCGCCTGCAGCTGCTTTACAGTCTTCAAAGAAATCTAGCTTCTCTTGCTCAGTCGCTTCATGGCCTAAAATCTTAGTGACCAAGCCTTGCTCAATGGCCATTTCAATGGTTGTAGTATGTAAACTCCAGCGACCTGATTTAGAACCTGCCACAGCAACAGCTTTTTTTGCATCGGTGACCATGCGGAAGTAACGATTACCTTGGCCGTTATAGGTTGACAGTACGCGTACTGGGTAACCCCAAGTGATAATCGGTATGGCTGCTTTCCACATCTCTTCAGGTTGCATGTGGAAGGCATACTCATCAAGTATCAACTTGCCGCCTTTAGAGCGGAATGCTTTAGGATTGCTGGAAAGCGCATTGATGCGCTTGCCGCTGCTGAACTTAATAGAAAGTGCTTTGATGTCTTTATCAGAGTCAATGACTACTTCACCCAAGTACTCAGCTGCAGCATCGAACAACTTAGCCCATTGCTGACAATACAAAATATATTCAGCAGCTGCAGATTCATCGGCAGATGAAAACCAAACATCCATGCCATCAGCCTTGGCTGCATCGCGCACGTCTTCATAACTTTGGGCATAAGTCATACCTACACGGCGTGATTTCTCAACAATCTTAAAGCGTGAATCGTCGTTGATCCATTTCACCTGGTACGGTAAAAAGTAACTACTTAATTTACGTGGCGTATTAACGAGCGATGCCAAGGATCTGCTCCTCAATTTCGCGGATAGCCTCTTCAGTCAAGCCGCCTTTGCGGGCTTTTTCACCAATCACTATCGCAGCGCTTTTGGCTTTTTCCTGCACATCAAGCTTGTGTTTTTTAATATTGATACTGGCGCGGCTGAGTTCGGCAATGCCTTTAGCAGCGCCCGTCATCATTCTTAATCGCAGTACTGGGTTCTCTTCAGCGCCAGCCTCTTGCAAAGCCACCAATGAGTTGAACACTTCAGTTTGAACCATTTGCATGACAGATTGATTGAGTAGATCAGCATCATCAGGTGCCGCTTCAGCAATCGCCAGCGCAGCTTGCGTGCTGGCTTTAATGGCGCTTAATTTGTTCTCAAGCTTTTGGCCGTAGCGATGTATTGAGCTTTTGCTAATATTAAAACCACGCTCTTTAAGCAGTGTTTCAAGCTCTGCATAGCCACTGAAGTTACCTTCAGCCAAGGCTTTATCAAGCCACTGTCTCGCGCTATCAGGCAACATCACAATTGAGCCGCGCTTAGCCATTACCAATACTTCTTAGGACGGGCGATACCAGCATCGCAGCCAACGGTATACTCAACAACATCAACGCCGTCACGCGTTAGCTCTGCATGCCAGATTGGCGTGTCTTTACCAGTGATTGAGACAAGGCCACGATCCGTTAAGTAATCCAGCTCGAGTCGCAACTCTCTACCTGTGACTTGTCCTTGAATATCATTCACTACATTGAGCATCAATCCTTCGTTTGCACCAATTGGGCGTGCTGAATTTAATGTTTCTAAAATCAACCAGCGCTGCTGCTCACGTCTTTGTTTTTCTAAATCAATTGCCATCTTTAGCCTCCCACTCTTAATGCATCAATTTTTGCAGCAAGCGCGTCTAGCTTGCTATGAATTACAACCTCTTGCCGTATTGCATCTTCACGTCTTAAATACTGTATGGGCAGGGCGGCTTTAAGTTCTAGCAGTTCGCGCTCTACAGTTCGCCAGCCATCGCCTTCTGATTTAATAGCTTTCTCAAGCGCTTGAAAGCGTTTGTCTAAAGCAGTTTCACGCTCTGTACGCAGCTCCTCTTGCCCCTCAAATCGCTGATCAAGCTGGCTGGTAAATTGTTTAACGATAATGGAAATGAGTGCCCATGCTGCAGTACACAACGCCCCTATTAATGCAGCTGTCATTAACACTAATTGCCAAAATTCAATTTGAATCACATTCACAGCAAACCCCTCTTTTTTTGTTTTTCGTAATAGTCCTGGCATTCAAAGCAACGTGTAATGCCTTTTATTGCTTGCCGCTTTTTGGGTATTTCATCACCACAATCTTCACAATGGCTCATCGTTATTTTTGGAGTTTTCTTTCGCTCCTCAATAATGGCTAGCTCACGCATAGCCATTTCGATCAGTTGTGCGTCATCTTCATGTTTACTCATAAATCACCTTAAACCACTGGCAGTACGGCATCTATTGCCAATACTTTTAATAAATTACTTGTGGCTGCAACCACTCTAATGTTGTATTCAGTGCCTTTGATTCCCCCTTTAACTGGCAGCAATACCACTTTGGTAGATGCATCAATCTGACAAGCGCCGTTCAATAGGTCATTCGGTGTGGAATCTTTACCGCGCACAACGCTAACTACTGCTGTTGGCACCCCCGTTAAAGTTTCACCTGTTGCAAGTGCATTGCTAAAGTCAAAACTAAGCACTAGCTTTTCATCTGCAATTTTGTCAAAGGCAAAGCGTTCAACTGTCATGGCACATCACCTTAAATTCACGTGTTGGTATTGATACAAACGGCATTGCTGCATGACTAATCGCTAAGTGACGCACTGGCATTACAAGTTTCTGATTCTTTACTTCGTAGCTGGCCACCGCTGATTTCATCATCTTTTTAATGACAAAGCGCGGGTCAGCCACCAGCGGTGCTGACTGACTAAATAGCTTTTTAAAAAAGAAAAATAAGCTCATTACAGTGCAGGTGCCAATCTAGCTTCAATCACAGCTGCCATCTCTGTTGCCTCTTGCTCGGTCATCGCAACAAAGCCTTCTTTCTCTGGGTGCCATTCTTGCAAAATGCCAGGGCCGCGATAACCAAAACGACCTGCTTCAACTTCGTAAACTTCTAACATAGTGATTCCTTAAATTAACATTTGGCGTTGCAGAATGTTTGAGGTGTGGGCAATTTGGTATAAAAACTGCAGCTCATCGACACCATCCACAAAAGGCATGATGAACATCTTGTTGCCAGCAAGCACGGCGCCCTGTGGTTGAACGTTCCATGTATGCGATGTAAGCATATTTTTAGCTACGTCAAAACGATACACGCGGCCTGAACTCTCTTTGTGTATAAAAATATTGCCGTTTAAATCGCAGCTTGATGACCCTGTGGTGAAGGTCTCAGCTTGATTACCATAAGCCACGGTGCTAATCCAAGTCACGGCTGCTAAGTCTAAAAAGTCTAAGTTACTAGATGCACCGCCACGGAATGACACGATGTAGCGCCCATTTTGACGATACAAGGTGCTGGCTTGGTTATGTTGCACAAGCGTTTCGTTATCCCAATCTTGAGCGCTATCAATCCAGTTAGCCGTTCCACCAGCGGCCATAGCGCCAGCCCTAGCAGCACCAGGTGCAAGCGTGTTCCAAACATTGGTGCTAACCTTAAAGCGGTACGCGGTTACCGCGTTATTGCCAAATAGGTAGAAGTAATCTGAGTTGCCTTCAATTGCATAGGTGCTGGTTGCGTCAGGGTTGATTTCCCAAACCGCATCTACGGTGATTGCTGTTGCAGTGTTACTTGCTATACCGCGAATTTGCCCCTTGCCTGTGCCGCCTGTAATGCGCAATTGATAAGCGTTTGCCCACATATTTACGCCCCATGCTTTGCCCGCATTAGTTAAGCTAGAAGCTCCGCCTGCCGTAGCATTACCAGTAGCAAATTGTTTTGCACTGCCAATGGTAGAAACTAACTGCCCATCAGTGGCCCATGCTGTTGGCAAGCCTGTCACGCTGCGTGATGTCCATACGTTGGTGATTCTGTCGTACACTGAATAACCAACAGCTGAAGTGCCTGCGTTAAAAAACCAAAGCGAACCGCCGAATATTTGAAACTTAGTAGTGGCGTTAAATGCTACGCCGTTCACTGGCACGGTAAGCACCGCATTGGCGCCCAGCGTGTTTCTTGTAATGGCTTCGTCATAGCCTAAGCCAGCGCCTGCCACCACGCGAATCCGCATACCAGCGACTGAGCGATTAATGTTAAGTGCTGTGTTGATTGCCGTGGTTGATCCACCAGAGGCTGATTGAATAAATATGCCGCCACAAGCAGACAAGGCGCGAAACTCGCCGCATGCCCCCGCTGCAAACACGCCTGCAATGCCACTGGCAGGTAATTGTAGGCAAGAGTCTTCATCGGCTTCGTACATATAAATTGCTGATGCCGATTGCACATAAAATGCCTTAGAGTCATTCACTAAGTCAAACTTATCTGACACCACAAAAGAACCTGCTGCGGTATTGGCTGGCACATTGGTGCGCGTTTCCCAGCGTTTAGGATGCAGCATCTTTCTTAATTTGTTTTCTAACGCCATAGTTAAACCACCTTAATATTATCGTAAATGTAAAGCGGTACATCTTGCCCGCCGAACCCAGCAGGAATGCCGCCAATATTGACCATGTTTTGAACAGAATAGCAGGTTGATACTACCACGCTTGTGCCTTCAGGATTAACCGTTGTGCGCCCAGCGTTATCTACGCGCGGAGAGTTTGCCACCATGAAATTGACTAGGTAGAGCATTGTTTCGTTAAGTTCATGCAGGCTGGTTTGAATGTCAGCAAGCGTTGTGTCTGTGGTCGGTAATGGGTTTGCACGTAATTGGGCGTCTGTTAGACCGCCGCCTGTGGTGAGCGCTGAGATGGTGGCGGGATCTAGGGCCATTTCACCGCTCACTGGCAGGGCAAAGCCTAAACCAACAGGATTGCCATCAACCATAAGGGTGCTTGGCATGGGTGAAGCGTAAGACACTGGCATACCGCCAACCATGATTATGCTGGTGACATCTCCGCTTACTGGTATCGTGCTGTTTGCGACTATTTCAGTGACCCCATAAACCGTCACTGGCAGTGGGTTGTTGCCACTCGCAGGTATATAAGCGCCGTTGTCGCCCCAACCCATTTTAATTTTCTGATAGTTATTACCAACAATCGAATCAACCGCTTGCGTTTTGACCTTGGCATTTAATGCTGCAAGCGTTGTTTCTGTCGCCACGCCTGCTACGCTAATGGTTTCTAGTGCGGCCAGCGTTGGCGCATCTAGCCCAACCGTGCCAGCAATGTCACCAGTATTAACCGCTGTAGTTTTGCCGTTAATGGCAGCCGCTGCGGCTTGAATGGCTTGTGCAGCCGTAAGCAAGCTGTCAGCTACGCCTTTTAATTCTGCCAGCGTGGCTTCAGTTGATGCGTTTGGTGCGCCTGTTGTAGGGTCAACGTTGGTGACAGCTTGAATGACGACGGTCTTACCCGCATCATCGCGCGTAAAGACATCCGGGCTGTAGGTCGCACCATCTTTATCTTCTAAATCAACAGCGCTCATTTGAAACCTTTGCTAATTGGCAGATCACAAACACAAAAGCCCTATTGCTAGGGCTTTTTAATTTGCAGACTGATACTGAATTACTTTTTTAAGTGCCAGCTGCAGCGGCAATTGCTAGCGCTTCAGCCTCAGCGGCCGCTGTCGCTTCTGCTTCTGCTACAGCGGCGGCTTTTGCAGCAGCTTCAGATTTTGTTAAATCTGCTTCAACAACAACACCATCACCAACAATATCAATCTTCTCTTTTCCTATAGATTGACAATAAGAAACTGCCGATTTATTGCTATCAACTAAACCTGACTTTTCATGTGCTTTAACTATGCCTGAATCACCAGATACTAAATCATTAGGTGACAACAACAATGAGCCATCATGAAAAGAAACCAATACACGGGCTAATATTTTTGCCATGATTATTCCTTTAAAAAATTAAAAAAGGCGGTTGCCCGCCTAAGTTTGATTAAGTTGCTGAGTGTTGGTAAAGTTTAATGCCATTTACATCTGGCAAGTTACCACCCGCACGTGCCCAGGCTAAGAAACCAAATTGACCTTTTTTGATGAATGCAGAATCATCGAATTTGAATAGTGTCAAATCCATCGCATCACGAATTAGGTAAGTTGATAAATCACCGAAAGCGATTGATTTTGCATTGGCAGCAGGGGTTGGCATGTTGTTATTGATTTCAACTTCATAACCCATAAGCAAATCTGGTGTACCTTTGCCAATACCAGCATCGTATGACGGCGTCCAAATTGGGCGGCCAGCAGTATCTTTTAATTTACGTAAAGTACGGCGAATCGCTTGACCAAACATGAATTTCGGCGACATTCCGTCAAGGTAAGCCACGTCCATTGCATCGGTTAAATCAACCAAATCATCATAAACCACAGTAAGCGTTTGGCCTGTAGTACCTGTTTTACCAACACCAGACGCAGTGACAACTCCATTAGGCTGACCAGTACCAGTACCCACGGTAAACATGCGGTTTTGAATGCGACCAACACGCTCACCCAAACGTTTAAACACCAAGGCTTGCACGTCGATATTACTATCTTGCAGCAATTCAATAGGCACTGTCACCACTTTTGAGCCAAACTTATAGACGTTTAAACCCACTGTACCAAAAGTAATGTCTGAATCAGTCCCAATGGTATTTTGAGCGATAATTTCACCTTCTTCAGCCGTGCCATCAGTCGTAGGCCAAGTCATATCAACACCAGTGGTTGTGCGAATTTGCTGTGACACACGACGCATGGCGCCAAAGTCTTTAATCGTTTCAATTAAAGAGGCTGCAATCACAGGGTCAACCGTGTATCCACCTTCAGAGCCTGTAGTAGTACTCATGGTGTTGTGAATTAACATGAATTCTTCAGTGCTGATTTGTTTTGACTGTTTACGCAAGAAAATATTCAGCGCTTTTTCAGCTTCAGTTTGCTCTGATTTAGATTTACGCGGCGCATCGCTAAAATTGCGATCTACGGCGTCATCTAACATTTTTTGTGTTGCATCAATTTGGCTATTCACCAATTCAATTTGGTCACTAATACCATCAAACTTAGCTTGGTCTTCTTTCGCCCAAACCTTGTCACCTTGATTGGCCAATAAATTATTGGCCTCTTTACTGAGAGCTTGTTTTTGCTCCCGCAATGCTTGAATGCTCATGCTAATTCCTTTCGAGTGGTTGAGCGGACATAAAAAAACCCGCAATAAGCGGGTTTTGGTCACAAACGCAGGAGCGTTAAGTGATTTCTAACAACTGCAAACGGCGTTGATTGTTTGCAATTTGGTTCTTTGCCTGGTCTAAAATACTGGGTTCATCCAGTTTTACAGGCTCGGTTAAAGATTTTGGCGCATTGGCAAAGGCTGATAGGTTCCAGTTTTTTGATTTTGCGCTGGTATTGTCGGCTTCGCCCGTGTAAACAGAGTCCACAAAACCATAATCGGCGGCTTCTTTTGCTGTAAACCAAGTCTCAGCATCCATCCAGCTGACAATTTGCTCTGTGGTTTGGTTAGTCTTTTTGGAATAATCAGCAATAATGGTTTGATCAACCTTATCAAGCAAACTTGCTGTAGCTGTAAGCTCGTGTTTATTGCCATATGCTAGCGTCCACGCATTGTGGATCATATAAAAACCTTGCTCTGCAATCTCAACACTTTTGGCGGCACTGGCAACGCGGGTGGCTGCGCTGGCTGCGTAACCATCAATATGTGCAACTACATTGCCGTGCTGCTTAATCATTGTGGCCATTGCTTCGGCTTCAAAAACATCACCGCCTGGTGAGTTAATACGTAAATGCACAGTTTTTCCTGAGTGCGCCATCAATTCTTTATTAAAATCTGAGGCACTCACACCCCAGTAGGCATCAATCACATCGTACAGATACATGGTTGGCTCATTCGTATCGGCATTGACTACCAGCACACTTGGTTCTGGGCGGTTGATATTGTCTTTAATTAGCTGTAGTAGTTTTTTGCTCATTGGAATTACCTTTCGGGATGTAAAGTACATCGCCGCCTTCTATTGGCGGTAGATTTTTAATGCGGCGAACTTCGTTGATTGTTTGCCAGCCTGGGCCTTGCGAACCACCGATAGATTGACGTAAAGCTTCACCTTCGGCTTTGGTATCGGATTGCAAAAATCCTTCAAAAATAAATTCTACCCATTCACCTTCTTGGCGAACCAGCTTGCGATTCATTTCTTGCTGCCATAAATTGGCGCGTGGCGCTAAATGAAAAGTCACAAATCCTTGTTTAATTTCACTAACGCCAGTGCCCCAGCTTGATGTGGTTTCTTGTGCACCAATCAGCACTGGTGGTACGCCGCAAGCACGGGCAATGTCTATAACTGAATGTTTAATTGCTTCTAATAGCTGAGCATCGACAGCTGTCATGTTGAGAGTATGCATTTTCAGACCCTCAGTTAATATCATCGGGCGGCCAGCATTCATTGGGCCTGCATAGCGGCTGTCGTAAATGTCTCTGAATTTATCAATCTGATTGACATCCATGACTTTGTCAGTTTCAAACAAATGCTTAGGTGATGCGCCGTTTTCATAAAAATTACGGCTAAACTCATTGGCTGCAAGCGCAATACCAACCGAGTTGTAAGCATCGTACTGAATTGCTGATAAGCTTTTCTTGCCATCAAAACCATTGCCAGTCATATGTAAAATATCGTCTGCAGAACGGGCGTAAGGTTTTGTTTTACCATCGTCGCTGTACATGTAAACCAAATCATTGCCTTGCAATTCAACAGTCACGCGGTCTGGGTGCCATGGTTTTAAACCAATTGGATTACCGCGATTGTCGCGTATGATTTCACTGTAGGAATCACCACGTAAAATATAGCAACGCTCCCACCACTGATACATGGCGGCAGCCGTCCAATTATTAATTGGGCTGATATTCAGCATGCTAGCAAATTGGCTATTTTTAACGCGCTCCCGCGCACCGTTATCTTTGGTTCTAAAATGATGGATTGGCAGTGACGACATGGCATTACCGCGAATAGTAATAGAAGCGCCTACAGCACTTAAACGCTGCGCTGAATTTGGTGTGACAGAAGTCTTGCCGTTTAAACCAAATAAATTCAATACTTGCGGATCACTACTTTTAATTAAAGCGCTATCAGCATTGCTAATTACTATGCTTTCACGCGCTTGTTCACGTTCGCGCTTCCAGTTGCTCAGAATAACGCTGCCTGGCTGGCTCACCATTTCTGTGTTGTACCAGTTTTTTTGTGCGTTCATGTTTATCCTTACAAGGCAACAAAGCCTTGGGTGATTACGGTGCTTTGTACTTCACTATTGATTTTTCCTGCCGCCATAATGGCAGCAACGATTCCGTCCACACGTCCAGTGGCTTTTTCTTTTGTTACTTTGCGGTTACCTGCTGGGTCGGTAGCAATAATTGCATTGGCTGCGCACCAGGTCATGACGGGATTGCCGTTATGCCGTAGGGTTTTGTCAATAATCATGCTTTCAAACGCATCAACAGCTGGCGCCATATCTTTGAAGCCTTGCCCAAATGGCGAAAGGGGCAAACTTGC